TCACTGTGTGACTGGAGTTCAGACGTGTGCTCTTCCGATCTGGTGGCGCACGCGCAGGAGGACATCGACCGCATCGCTGGTGGCCCGCGCCAGCTCCTGGACAAGGCCACCTGCGCGATCTACCGCCCCGTGTGGCGCGAGCGGGACTACACAGTCCCCTCCATCCCCGCGGTGTACGAGTTCGGTCCCGAGGCGCTGATCCCGACCGCGCCGGCGGAGGACACGAGCGACCCCATCGCAACTGAGGCCGTGCTGCGCGACCTGCTCTACTCGCTCCTGCAGGCCGCCTACGCGGGCCGCCACCTGGAGGGCCAGCCCTCGCTGCCGCTGATCGGCTACGACCAGCTCTATCATTCGTTCGCGATCGTAGCTGAGGGCACCAGCGCAGGGCTGCGGCTCCCACCCGTACTGCTCACGCCAGGCACCAACGCCGACCCAGCGCGGCGCCGCGAGTACAGCATCCGTGTGAAGGTGCGCAGCCTGAGCGGGCTCCTGGTGCTCACGCGGGACCAGCTCGATCGCATCCTCGCGGTGATGCTGCAGGTGCCGACGTGCGGCGGGGTGGGGTACTGACCGGCGGTTGATCTGCCCCTCGGGACCGCATCGGCTCCACGATTGCGCCGAGCGAGGCGGGCAACCTGCACGGCAGAGCCCGCCGCCCGAGGGGCACATGAGACGCAGGGAGGGGGTGACATGGCAAAGCCCAAGTGGGCCGTAGGCGACGAAGTGACGTACACATTCCAGAACCCGTTCGAGCTATCGGTGGAGTTTACGGGGAAGATCACAGCGGTGTGGCCGCGGGAGATCCAAGTGAAGCTTGGCAAATTCTCGCTTCTCGTGAAGCCGGGCGACCCGAACCTGCGGAGGGTGCAGTGAGCTACCCCGAGAAGTGCGAGGCATCGCCGGTCAAGATCGATACCTGCCGCGGCCTGCGCGAGTGCCTGGAGGATGGCCACAACCAGCATTACACACGTCTGGTGTACGACATCGTGTATCAGGTCTCGAAGATGAAGCCCAAGGGGGTAATCATCGTCCTGCGCAGCGGCGACCACCGCAAGAACGGAATCTGCCTCAACTGGTGCCCGTTCTGCGGAACGGATCTGCAGCCGGCGCGAGCAATGGTCGGTGTGAAGGAGGCGCAGTGAGCAACGAAGCGAGCGAGCTGGCGAAGCGAGACTGGGACGCCGCCCCGCCGAAGGACGTCGGCGAGCTGGTGCAGATGTTCGACGAGTGGCTGGAATGCACCGGCTGCATCAGCCAGGGCAGTAGCTACTACTGGGAGCTGCGATCATTCTTCACGGACGACGTGCGCAAGCTGCTCGCATCCCGCGTCGCACGGCTCGAGGGGGAGTTGGCCAAACTGAAGGCGGACAGCAATCTACTGCGGCCGCGTTACGTCATCCTGCAGCGTGCGCCGTACAGATACGTGTTCGCGGAATGCAGGCCCGATGACGGTAGGGGCTGGCCGATTTACGAGATTCTCACCCGGGAGCTCGACATGCACTTCGCTCCAGAACTGGGCGCCGTCGTTGTTCCCTTGGAGGGCCTTGAGCCATGATGCGGCCGGAGGTCGAGGAGTTGATCAACTTCGGCTGCGACGATCCGGACAACTGCCAAGATCTGATATGCCAGGATGAGCGAAAACGGCTCCGCGCCCTGATCGAGCTGGGGGTGCGGTTGGGGCTAGCTGCGGCGCATCAGGCAGTGCACGACACCGACATCGCGGGCCGCGACACGCTGCTACACGCACTGCGCGACATCAGCGCCATCACCGTCGCGTCCGTGCTGGAGGTGGGCGAGTGCTGCTACAAGTGCAAGCAGCCTGTAGCGACTCAGTGGGTTCGCGATGGGAAGCTGGAGCACCTCGTGGGCAACTGCGAGAAGTGCGGCGTGCTCAGTGTATTTGCTGGGAGGTCCGACGATGATCGATGAGGCCGCGCTGGCGAAGTTGACGGAGATGGAGAAGGCCGCGACGCCTGGGATCGCGGCGTGGCTGGTGCTCAAGGACATCGACCGGGAGAACCCCCGGACCGAGCTGGCCTTCGGGCCGAGGAGGGAGGGGTGAGCAGCGAGGAGCGGCCGACAGGACCGGCGTGGGACTTCGAGAATCGCTGCGGGCCGCCGATGACGCGGCAGCGCGCGGAGCGTGCGCTCGCCTACTGGCGGGCGGCGCGGGCGCGGGACGCAGCAGGCGCCCCGCCAAGCCCCGATCCGGGGGCGGGCGGCCTGGGACAGCGGGGCGGGGAGTGAACGCGCCTACGTACGGGGAAATCGCGCAGCTGATTACGGCCCTGGGCGTGCCGCTGAGCGCGGTGATCTCCACGCTGATCCTGCGCCGCGGCCAGCGCGCGCTCCAGGCGGAACAGGTCTCGCTCAAGAGCAACCAAGCCGAGATGCACCAGCAGATGAACTCGCGACTGGAGCGGCTCGTGCAGGTAGAACGCGGCGAGGCCAACCTGCAGGGCCAGAAAGAGGGCCGGGAGCAGGAGCGGCAGCGGGTCCATCAGCACCCGCCGCTTGAGGGCGAGGACACCGAGCGCTAGCCTCGGGGCGCGAACGGGGTTTCCTCCTGCGGTACGAGGGGGCCTGGGCGGCTGAACGCGCTCAGGCCCCCGTTGCTTTCTAGCCCCGCCGCTCCCGCCAGCGCACGAGCCGCTCCGCGCTCTCCCACTGGCGCTCGTGCCGCCAGCACCAGCTGCGCGCCTCCCCGTCGAAGTCGCACGAGGTGCCGCGCAGCTCCTTGTGCTCGCGCGCGCCGATCTCCTCGGCCACGCGGGCGATGGCGGTGGGGGTCATTCGCGCGCCGCCTTGGGTATGTCGTATCCCTCCTCTGCGCGGAGGCGCAACCAGTAGTCTGGATTCTCGCGGTCCAGGATGCGGGCCTGCGCAATCGTGATCTCGACGGTCGATGAGCCGCGCGCATCTTCGCACATGAAGATCCCACACCAGCAGCAGGCCCGCTTGCACGCGCTGCAGACGGTGATCTTGCTGCCGTCCCGCAGGCGGAGGCGCTTGATCTGGCTCGGCGTCAGGTCGTCGAAGCCCATCACGCGCTCCTCCAGTCCTGCCCCCGCAGCATGGCGAGGACTTGGGGGAGGGTGCGCGAGGGGTCGTCGAACCAGTCGGTGACGCTGCGCGCCTCGGTGCGCTCGATCAGCAGCATGTAGGTGGGCAGCCAGCGCTCGCTGCTGTCCGCTGCGTCGCCCAGAGCGCACCAGAAGCCGAACGCGTCGATGCGCCCAGGGTGCTGCGCCTCCAGCAGATCCGCGGCCCGGGAGAGGATTTCGGAGGGGCTAGTCGCCGCCACGGTCGGCCGCCTCATCTGCTTGCGCCTTCTCGTCCTCGCGCGCCCGCTTGATGAGCTCGCGCAGGCTCGGGAGTTCGGCCTCGGGATCTGCGAGCAGTTGGAAGCGGATCTCGGCCCAAGGGCCGCGGTAGCCGTCGTCCACGTTGAGCTTGTCTTCGAGCCAGGCGAAGTCGGTGTCTAGCGGCGGCGCGTTGAGAGCACGCTCGATCTCGTAAGCGAGCGCAGCGGTCGTGCAACCACTGAACTCGCTGCACGTATCGTGATGCCGCAATCTCTCCAGCGCACAGATGAGCAATTCTCGGTCGCTTCTCATCTTCTCCCCTCGCAGACGCCCACAAGCGTCTCCACTTCGGCGGTGCACTGCGCCAGGGCTTCCCGCGTGCGGACTTCGCCGCGGTGCTCCAGCGCGCTACAGAACGTGAACGCGAACAGCATCGACAGGAGGAAGGCGAGGTCTAGCGCGGTGAGGATCACTTGAGGAATCCTCCACTACGCAGAGTTGCGTACAGCCCCAGCCCCGCCAGCACACCGCCCAGCCCGAAGGCGACCGCGATCCAGAGGCGCTCCCTCGGCTGCGGCGGGGGCGTGATCGCGACACGGAGCAGCTCGGTCAGCTGCAGCACCACGTCGGCCTCGCTCACGACCACCACCCACAGCCCAGCGCGAAGAGCAGCGTCCCGAGCGCCACCCACGCGATCTCGCGCCAAGGCTCTCGCTGCGTGCGGTCCAGCTCGCGCGTGGCGGCTCGCTGCACCGCGGCGCAGTAGCGTGCTGTGCGGTTCATGGCTTCTCCTTGAGGAGCGCGGCGAGCTCGCGGAACAGCTTCGTGGCGATCTGGCCGAGCGCGGACTGACGCTGAATCTCCTTCGCGATGAGGCCTGCCGCCTTCTGCAGCGTGGCATCGTTCGATGCGCGGGCGGGCTCACCGGAATCGATCCCGGCGCAAATCTCCCGCCAGTGCGCTCGCATTTGCTCGATCTCGGTGGCGGTCACCTGGAAGCCGCTCGGCATGGGCGGATCGCACGCCATGCACAGGTACCCATTCGACCCGCAGCGCAGCCCGCCCTGCTCGAAGTTCCCGCACCCCGAGCGCCCCCGGTCTGCTCGCTCCATGGAATCACCCCCCAGGATCATGTTGCCTACTCCACCACCCGCAGCGCGGGCGCCTTGTGCTTGCGGGAGCTGATCCAGTACATCCCGCAGCTGAATCCATCGCGCACCCGCACCGTGAACCCGAGCCGCCGCCACCAGAAGATCCACGCGCCCCCGATCTGGACCCGCCCCCAGCGCTTCACGAGTCCAGCTCCGCGCGCCGGCGCACCGCCACCACATCCCCCTCGCAGTGGAACTCCCCCGCGCTCTCGAGGAACCGCTCCATCGCGTCCTCGGCATCGAACGCCCGGGTCGCCCACCCGCCCTCCACCCCCGGCCCGAGCCGGTAGTGCACCACCCACAGCTCCACAGGCTGCATGCTCACCGCCCCGCCGTGACGGGTGCGGGCAGGAGCGCCGCCAGGTCCGCCTGCGCCGCCATGGCCCCGCGCTTGCTCTTCGGGTAGGTCTTCCCGGTGAACTGGCTCGCGTTGCCGAGCATCACCGAGAGCGTGATCCCGCGGCCGGGCAGCAGCCCCGTGCGCTCCCAGAGCGAGAGCGCGCTGCGGATCGCCAGCACCCGGTAGACCCGCATGCTCTGCTCGCCGTCCACCGTGATCGACCCCGAAGCATCCACCGTGATCGCCATGCCCCGCCCTCCATCGCACCGCCCGGGCCGCCGAACCGCTCAGCCACCCGACACGGGAGACTATGCCACGTGCGAGGCAATGCCGCAAGTGCCTACGAGAAAGCGACGCAGCGGCGCGCGGTTGCTGGCGGGCTTGTCAACGGTCGGGGAGTGCGCGAAGGTCTAGGGCGTGGGCACTGGAGAGAGTCTAGACATGCGTTCGACGCTCTCGCGTGCCCACATCACTCGACGGCGTACCTCAACGGGCTCCCGGGGAAACTCGGGGGCCCGTTCTGTTTCGAGCGGCTCAGCCGGGGACGGGAAACGACCAGGCAGCTGAGCCTTCGCAAACCCGCGGTACCTGGGAGGGTCCATCGACACCGCGGCGCCCACTCCGAAAGGCCGAAGGGCGAAGATGGCGGGCTGGGGGAACAGCTCGAGAAGTAGCGGCCGACTCGCAGGCGTTCCGACCCCGACCTGCGGGGCCCGTGGCTCCGGGACTAGACGTGGGCGTGACGGGCAGGGAGAAACCTGGGCGCAAGCCCAGGGTGATCCTCCTATGCCCATCCACCAGGATCTCCCGTAAGCGTTGAAGGGCAGATCCGGATCCGGAGGGGTTGATATCAGCTGTGCCGAGAACGAAAAGGGGCAAAATCCGCAGCCGGCGCTGGATGTTGCGCCGCGTCGAGCTGCAGAATCAGCGCGGTGCAGCTGCGGGCGTGATGCGGTACGAGGACGTCTATCAGCTGCTCGCGCGCGCTCGCGGCGGTCCTCGGCGGAGCTGCTACTACTGCAAGCGCCCCAGCAGCAAGAAGCGGCTCCACATCGAACACAAGCTGCCCTTGTGCCGCGGCGGGACCCATGCCGCCGAGAACCTCTGCGTCGCCTGCGTGGAGTGCAACGTCGCCAAGGGCACGATGAGTGCCGAGGAGTTCTTGCGCTCGACGCGGTTCAGAGAGATCCAGGCCAAAGCGCAGAAGCGCCTTGTCCACTCCCAGCGCAAGAGGTAGAATCCGCCCAGGCTGCAGGAAGTAGATTCAGGTAGATGGAAGGTAGAAACGGCGGGAAACCCAAGGGCGCGCCCAAAACCGGCGGCCGCAAGAAGGGGACCCCGAACAAGCATCCCGTCGAGCTGAAGCAGGCCATCTTCGGGGCGCTGCACTCGGGCGATGGAGCCGAGGCGTACATGGTGCAGCTGAAGAAGCAGCGCCCCGAGCTGTTCAGCTCCCTGCTCAAGGCGTTCATCCCCAAGGATGTGAACGTGACCGCGGACGTCGCTGCGGTGGTGACGGTGGTGCGCAGCTTCGTCGAGAAGCCGCAGGAGGAGTGATGGCCGAGTACGACAACCGCGTGCCTGTTCGGCCGTCCAAGGCGTCCAACCTGCGGTTCGCTCTGCAGGAGCTGCGATCGGCGCTGCGCGAGGCGGACACGCTGCGGGAGATGCGCGTAGCGGTGCGCGAGATCGAGCGCCTGCTCCTGTACGCGGGCGCGGCCGAAGAGCCGAAGCCGGACGAGGAGTGAGCGTGGCGCAGCCCGCCAAGGCCGAGAGCAAGCAGGCGCTGCCCCCGGTGGTGTGCAGCGACGCCGAGCGGCACGAGCTGATTGGCTTCGCGACCGCGCAGGGGCAGCACTGGCAGCAGTGGGCGCTCGACACGCTGCAGGCGGCTGCGCGGCGGAGCGCCACTACCGTGCTGGTGGAGTTCGCCGAGCCGGAGCGCGTGGCGGTGGAGCGCACGGCGAAGAGCTGCGGCCTCGCGGTGCCGGCCTTCATCCGGCGCGCGGCCATGGCCGGGGTGCGGCGGATCGGCATGCGGGGGTGATCAAGCTCACTCTCGCGCTCGACTCCGTCCCCGCCGAGGCCCGCGAACTCTGGATCAAGCCCGAGCTGATCGCCTCGGTCCAGGTGTACCTCGACGGCTACGGAAAGTGGCAGACCTGGGTCGAGGTGGCCCACGTGCCGGGGCGACAGTACTACATCGTCCAGGAGACGGTAGCGGAGGTTCTCGACCTCCTGAAGGTTGCGCGGTGAGGCTGCAGCTCACGGTCGGCAGCAACTACCCGGTGCTGTCCGAGTACATGCAGTGCCGTGAACGCGTGAGCATCGTCCGCGGGCCCCGCGGCTCTGCGAAGACCTTCAGCACCGCGCAGCGCATGCTGCTCCAGATGACCGAGCAGGAGCCCAATCCCCAGGGCGTGCGCCCCACGCGCATGCTCGTGTGCCGCGACTCCTACACGGAGCTCACCACCACCACCGTGAAGGACTTCATGGCGGTGTTTGCGGACCTGGGCGTCTACCACCAGGGCGGCTCCGGCAGCGGTCCGCCCACCTGGCGCTCGCGCAAGGGCCTGGAGCTCGACGACGGGACGAAGCTGCAGGCCGAGGTGATCTTCCAGTCCAGCGGCGTGGATGATGCCGAGGAGCGCATCAAGGGCTACCAGCTCACCGCGGCGTGGTTCAACGAGCTCAGCGGCCAGCGCCGCGGCCCTTGGGAGACGGCGCGCGCGGGCCTGGGGCGCTATCCGAGCCTCGTCGACGGCGGGGTGCGTGCCAGCTGGCGCGGCATGATGGCGGACACGAACAGCTTCGATGAGTCGCACTGGCTCTGGCCGCTGGCGCAGGACCCGCCCGAGGGCTGGCGCTGGTTTCACCAGCCGGGCGGCGTGATCGACACGGGGCGTGTGAAGCCGGACGGGACGAAGGTCTGGGCGCAGAATCCCAAGGCCGAGAACCTCGCCAACCTCCCGCCGGGCTACTACCTCGACCTGTGCCAGGGCGCCAAGGACTCCTACGTCTCGGTGCTGCTCGGGAACGAGTACGGCTTCCACGTGGACGGGAAGCCCGTGCACTCGCTCTACATCGACAGCAAGCACTGCGCGCTGGAGCCGCTCAAGACCGAAGACGCGCCGCTGGTGATCGGCATGGACTTCGGGCGCACACCTGCGGCGGCCATCTGCCAGTACATCGCGCACGTGGGGCGCTGGCACGTGATCGACGAGTTCGTGACCGACGACATGAGCGCGGAGACCTTCGGGCCGGAGCTGAAGCTCAAGCTCGAGCGTGAGTACCGCGGGCTGCCGGTCCAGGCCTGGGGCGACCCGAGCGGCTCACAGCGCGGCCAGGCGACGGACGACACGGTCTTCCGCATGATCCGCGCGGCGGGCATCCCGATCCAGAAGTGCGAGACGAACAACCCGGACCTGAGGCGAGCGGCGGTGGACGGGCCCTTGCGCCGCAACTGCGCGGACGGGGCGTGCGCGTTCCTGCTCTCGCCCAAGGCGAAGCACCTGCGCAAGGGCCTCGCGGGCGGCTGGAGCTACCGCCTCCTGCGCGTGGTGGGCGCGGAGCGGCTGGACGAGTTCCCCGACAAGGGCATGTACTCCCACGTGTGCGAGGCGCTGGAGTACGCCCTCATGGGCGGCGGCGAGGGCCGCGCGGCGCTCATGCCTGCCTCGCGTCCCTACCAGGGCGCCGAGTACCGGCAGCAGTACGCGGTGAACGATTGACGGTCACGGAGCTCATGAGCGCGCGCACGCGCCAGGCGGCTGCGGCCCTGGCGGTGGCCTGGGGCTACCCGCGCGCGGTGACGGAACTCGAGATCAAGCGCGGCCGCTGGTACACGACCCGAGACGGGATCGGCTGGCTGGTGTGCGGGCTCTGGGCGGACCGTGACGAGAGCGAGTGGCACCTGCACGGCGTGGGCCGGCCGGGTACGCTCGGCGTGCTCTCGCCGCGCTGGAGCGCGCTCGTGCGCGCGGAAGCCCGCAAGCTCGGTGCGGTGCGGGTGTACGCTCCGATCCTGGGCACGCGGCCGGGGTTGGCGCGGCTGCTCGAGCGTGCGGGCTGGAAGCCGGGGGAAATCGGCCCCGTGCTGGAGGTGGACTGATGGCGCATCCGCGGTATCCGTACGCCGACCATCCCAATGTGACCGCGACCGAGATCATGCATTGGGCGATCGAGCAGGGCCTCACGATGTCGGATGTCCTGCGCGATCCAGCGCTGTTCCGTGTGTGGCTGGAGGCAGGCATGGAGGACATCCGGGCAGGTTGTCTCCATTCGCGTCTCAGGGCTGTGGAGGTGGACTGATGGGCTTCGATCCGGTCTCGCTCTCGGTTCTGGCGATGCAGGCGGCGACCGCGGCCGCGCAGCAGGCCAGCAGCATCTTCCTGGAGGACCTCGCCATGGGCGCGGGGCTCGTGGGTGGTGGCACAGCAGGAGCGGCTGCGGGCACCAAGGGCGCGGCCGGGGCGGGATCTGCACTCACGCCGGGGCTTGCGGGCTCCTCGAGCACGATCACGGGGCTCGAAGCTACCGCGCAGCAGAGTGCTCTACAGGCCGCCAAGGGCGTGGCGGGGAGCGCGGTCAGCAACCCCGCGGTGCAGTCTGCGGTCACGGCCGGGGCGACGGCGGGGGCGCAGCAGGCGCTCACGGACCAGCCCAAGGCGCCTCGCATCGGTGCGCCGAAGGGCCCGGGCGTGGCGGACGCCAGCGCGGGGGCGGCTGCGGACCTGGAGCGTCAGCGGCGCAAGCCGGGGCGTGGTGCCTCGATCCTCACGAGCCCCCTCGGGCTCTCGAGCCGCGGCCAGGGACGCACGAGTCCCGGCGTGGCCGCACTCTCAGGGAGCCTGGGGTGATGCACACCGAGAAGCTGATGCAGGCGGCGCAGGCGGCAGGAGACGCGCACCGGGCGGCGGAGGCGGCTCGCAAGCGCGCGGCGGCGGCCCGCGTGGAGCTGGATGAGGCGATCCAGGCGCTCGGGAAGCGCGAGGCGGAGCTGGCCGAGGCGAGCCAGCGGCTGGTGGCGGCTGCGGCCAAGGCGGATGCTGCGCCCGAGCCCGCGCCGGCAGTGGCGGCGCCTGAGCCGCCCGCGTACCGCGCGTCCACGAGCAAGCGCAGCTCGCGTGGCTGAACTCCCCAGCGACGAGGTGGACGTCGAGACGCTGCTGCGGCGGCTGGACGCGCTGCGCGGGAAGCGCTCCACCTTCGACACGCACTGGGAAGAGATCGCGCTGCGCGTCTGGCCTGCGGCTGCGGACTTCGTGACCCGCCGCGAGCCGGGCGAGAAGCGCACGCAGCGCATGGTCGACTCCACCGCGGCCAACGCGCTCGAGCGCTTCGCGGCGATCCTGGAGTCGCTGCTCACCCCCCGCCACCAGATGTGGCATCGGCTGCGCGCGACCGATCCCGCCCTGAACGAGGACCCGGCCACGAAGGTGTGGTTCGAGCAGGTGAACAAGATCCTGAACGACACGCGGCGATCCCCGCGTGCGAACTACCACAGCCAGAAGCACGAGGGGTACAAGAGCCTGGGGGCCTTCGGCACCGAGGCCATGTTCATCGACGAGGCGCCGAGCGGCCGCGGGGTGCGGTACCAGAACTGCTACCTCGGGCAGGTCTACATCGACGTGGCGCCCGGCGGGCAGGTGGACACGGTCTACCGGCTCTACCCGATGACGGCCAAGGCGGTGTATCAGCAGTGGGGGAATCGGACGCCCCCGAAGATCAAGGAGTCGCTGGAGCAGCGGCCCTTCGAGATGTTCGACATCTTGCACGCGGTCTCGCCCCGCAAGCTCGTGGACCCCGAGCGCTTCGGGCCCGAGTCGATGCCCTGGCAGTCGCACTACGTGTCGGTGTCGGACAAGCTCGTGATCGAGTCGGGTGGGTACGAGGAGATGCCCTACACGGTGGGGCGCTACACGGTGAACCCGACCGAGGTGTACGGGCGCTCGCCGGCGATGCTGGCGCTGCCGACGATCCACCTGCTGAACGAGATGAAGCGCTCGGTCATCCGCCAGGCGCACCGGGCGATCGAGCCGCCGCTGCTCCTGCACGATGACGGGGTGATGGGCGCGGGCTCGCGCGCGGTGCGGCTCACGCCGAACGGGCTCAACTACGGGGGCGTCGACAGCCAGGGCCGCGAGCTGATCAAGCCGCTCATCACGGGGAGCCGCCTCGAGATCACGCGCGAGATGATCGGCGACGAGCGGGACACGGTGAACGAGTTCTTCCTCGTGAGCCTCTTTCGCATCCTCTTGGACGACCCGCGCATCCGCACGGCGACCGAGGTGCTGGAGCGCGCGAAGGAGAAGGCGCAGGTCTTGGCGCCCACCATCGGCCGCCAGCAGAGCGAGACGCTGGGGCCGCAGCTGGAGCGCGAGCTGGCGATCCACATGCGCCAGGGGCTCTTGCCGCCGCTCCCGCCGGCGCTGGTGGAGGCGGGGGGCGAGTACGAGATCGAGTACGTGAGCGAGGCCACGCAGATGCAGCGCGCCGGCGAGCTGGTCGGCATCCGCAACACGCTCGAGCTGCTCACGCCCTTCGCGGCGCTGGACCCGGGCGCGCTCGACGTCTTCGACTCGGAGCAGGTGGCGCGGGTCTCGGCCGAGATCGAGAACGTGCCCACGAAGGTGCTGCGCACGCCCGAGCAGCTGGCGCAGATCCGCGAGCAGCGCGCGCAGGCGGCCCAGCAGGCCGCGCAGCTGGCCCAGGCCGAGCAGATGGCCGGGGCGGCCAAAGACGGCGCTGGGGCGCTCCAGCTGATCCAGGGGGGCCTGGGTGGCGGGGCTGCGTGAGCGGGCCATGCTCGCGGTGCGCGGCCGCATGTACTACCGCGAGGTGTTCCAGCAGCGCTCCGGGCCCGATGGGGCGCTCTCGACCTCCTGCGCCATCGTGCTCGCGGACCTCGCGAAGTTCTGCCACGCGCAGGACACGACGCACGTGGTGGGCGACTCGCACGGCTCCGCGCAGCTCGAGGGCCGCCGCCAGGTGTGGCTGCGCATCCAGAGCTACCTCGGGCTGACCGACGAGCAGATCACCCGCCTGAATGAACAGGCGATCCGGGAGGACAGCAACTGATGGCCGATGCACCGACGAACGGCGCCGCCGCCGAACCCGCTCCCACCCCCTGGCACAAGGGCGAGGGCTTCGACCCCGAGCTCACGGGCTTCGTGGAGCACAAGGGGTTCAAGACGCCAGGGGCTCTCGCGAAGAGCTACCGCGAGCTGGAGAAGCTGCAGCGCACCCCGCGCGAGCGGCTGCTCGAACTGCCGGACGCGAGCGCGGCGCCCGAGGCGTGGGACCCGGTCTACCAGCGTCTCGGGCGCCCCGAGAGCCCGGACGGCTACGGGGACCTGCCGCAGGTGAAGTCGGGCGAGGTGGACCTCACGGCGGACATCCGCGCGCTCGTGCACAAGGCCGGGCTCAACCCGCGCCAGGCGAAGGCGCTCGTGGAGGGCTTCGGGGCGCGCACGGCGGCGCTCGCGGAGGCGCGCGAGGCGGAGTTCGAGGCGGCCAGCACGGCGGCGCTCGGGGACCTTCGGCGCGAGTGGGGCCAGGAGTACGAGAAGAACATCCGGCTCGGCAAGGGCGTGGCGGACCGCGTCTACCAGGCCATGGGCTACAAGGACGTGGCCGAGATGCAGGCCGACCTCTCCAAGGTTGAGCGCGAGCTCGGTACGGGGAAGTTCCTGAAGCTCTTCGCCTTCATGGGCCGGGGCATGGGCGAGGCGCCCTTCGTGAACGGGGAGCGCCCGGGCGGCGACTCACCTTTCGGGGCGATGACCCCCGAGCGCGCGCGCGCCGGCATGGCCGCCCTTCGCGCTGACCCCAAGTGGGTCGAGGCCCGGCTCGATCCCTCGCACCCCGGCTACGCCGAGGCGCAGCGCAAGTACGTGGAGCTGGAGAAGATCGCTTCCGCCCAGGGTTGATCCCGGGCAAGTTCTGTGCCAGATTGAGAGTGTTCGTGGACCCGGAGTGACGCCCGGCGCAAGTCCAAGTCAACGCAGGCCCCTCGCGTGGCGGCGAGGCCCAAGGCCCGGTTGCCGGTGGATCGAGCGTGCGCGGCCCGCCCCCGTGGCGGCACAAGCCCACACGAGAGACAGAGCGGCGTAAGGCCGCGTAACTCAAGGGCAATCCTTCGTGTCCAACGAAATTCCTGCGCATTTCGTCAACGAATACAAGACCGTCATCGAGCTGCTGCTCCAGCAAAAGGGCAGCCGCTTCCAGCGTGCGGTGAAGACCGACACCTTCTTCGGCTCGGGCGGGCGACCTGTCTCGCAGATCGGGCAGGTGACCGCGCGCGAGAAGATCACCCGCGGTGCGGTCTCGCCGGTGATCGAGACTCCCCACACGGCGCGCTGGGTGGAGCCCCGCGACTTCGACTGGGGCGACACCATCGACCTTCAGGATCTGCTCCGGATGAACAACAACCCGGAGAGCTCCTACGTCCAGAACGGCAAGAACGCCCTGGCGCGCGCCATGGATGACGTGTTCATCCAGGCGTTCTTCGGCAGCAACAAGACCGGCAAGGACGGCACGGGGACCGCGGCGACCTTCCCCGCGGCGAACATCGTGGCGGCCGGTGGCGTGGGCATGACGGTAGACAAGCTGCGCGCGGGCATGAAGATCCTGCGCAAGGCCGAGGTGGACTTCGACACCGAGACGATCTACTGCGCGATCACGGCCGAGGAAGTCGAGGATCTGCAGAACGAAACGCAGATGATCAGCCTCGATTACAACACCAGCGCGATCCTGGTGTCGGGCAAGATCCAGCCGTTCATGGGGATCAACTTCATCATGAGCGAGCGGCTGCCCTTCAGCACGGGCACCACGCGGCAGTGCCCGCTCTGGGCGAAGAGCGGTGCGCTGATCGCGACGTGGAACGGCGTCATGACGAAGATCGACCAGCGCGCCGATCTCTCGTACGCCTGGTACACCTACGTCGCGCATACCTTCGGGGCAACTCGCCTCGAAGAGGGCAAGTGCGTTTCGATTCTGGCGGTGGAGTAACACAACATGACACGCTTTTACTCGGATCACTTCCATGCAACGGGCGTGGTCTCCACGCTGGCGGGCACTCTGCCGCTCGACAACTCCGTCAAGATCGACCAGGGCCGCGGCGGCTCGGACCTGCAGATCAAGCGCGCGCGCTTCAACGTCGGCACGGCGGCGCTGATCGGCGACGAGATCCGCCTCATGACGCTCATGAGCAGCAACCGCATCTACGAGGTGCTGGTGTCCTCGGACGGTGGCGCGACGGCCGGCATCGCGGATCTCGGGGTGTACTTCACTGGCGCGAACCACGACGGCACTGTGCTGGACGTGGACCTCTTCGCGACTGCGCTTGTGCTCGATGCGGCGATCACCCGCGTGGACCAGTTCAAGGAGTCCACCACGCTCAACGACCGCGACCGCGGGAAGTACCTCTGGGAGCTGGTGAACATCGGCGTCCCGTCCACCTTCCCCAAGGACCCCGCGCAGTCGATGGACCTCGTATTCACGGTGACGACCTCGTTCACGGTGGCTGTCACGGACGTGGTCGTCGAGGTGCGGTACACGGCGGCTCACTAGTCGGTGCAGGGGGCGGGGGCTTCCTCCCGGGGCTCCCGCCCCGTTTGCTTGGAGAGTACATGGCAATCAAGTACCTGGATGTGACCGACACCGTGCGCGCGGGCGCGGTCACGGTGATGGGCGCGACGGCGACGATCACGGGCATCACGGCGGCGGCCAGCGCGGTGGTGACGGCAGCGAACACCTTCTCAATCAACGATGTGGTGGCCTTCTCGGGCGTGGTCGGCATGGTCGAGATCAACGGGCTCACCGGCGTGGTGAGTGCGGCGAGCGCGAGCAGCTTCACGGTCGCGATCAACTCGACGGGCTTCACGGCCTACTCGAGCGGCGGTGTGGCGACCGAGGTGATGACCTCGGGCTCCATCCCATCGATCCGCGTGCTGTACGACGACA